ATTACATCAAATGTTTGGTCGGCCCATCCCGAAAGCTGCCACCAACTACCGGCATCAAGCTTAAAAGTTCTAATCCTAAACTCTCGGGCTGCTTCAACAAAATGGTCCTCAATATCAAGTCCATAATATCTGCCTTCGTGAAGTATTCTTTCCATGCACGAAGCGAGCCACCTTGGGCTATACCTATCTCAAGAATTCGTAGAGCCGTATGTCTTATGGGTTTGAAGAGTTCCTCATAAAACTCTCCATAATCATTTGCTAGCTTGTCAGTATTCTGTTCTTTTAGAATCTCAACTAAAGACTTCACTTGCCATTGTTGGAAGCAGCCGTAGGAATGGTTGTGGGGTATTTCTCAACCATGTCGGCGCGTTCGCAAGCTGTCTTATCTGGATATAGAGTCTTAAGCTGCATAATTGCCTGACCAATAGATTCAGCATCACGATTGTCATTCATGTCTGCCCCTTTAACTTCTAGATGGTAAGGGGAGGGTCCGAAGACCCTCCCCTTTTTGTCGAACTTTCTACTGGGTTAGAGCAGGTCTGAACTACTCCCACTACTACCGCCAATAGGCGATCCTGCGGGCTTCACTGCTTTAACTGGATTAGTCCACTCACCATCATCTTCAGGGCTTCTCTTGTAGAGTTCCTTGCCCACCTTGATGACGCACTCACGACCAACCAAGTCTTGCAAGCCTTCGAGATCAAAGCCCTTAGTCTTCAACTTCTTTTCGTCCTCACCGAGAGCAACGAGGAAGTTCACGAACATACCAAGACCTCTTGCACGCTTCTGAGCGTCCGGCTGCTGTGTCTCGTTAGGGATGACGTAGTTCGTGAAGAAACGCCTATTAGCAATCTCTTCATCCTGAGCAGCAAACTGCACCTTCACCATAGGTGTACCGGCAGGCAGCTTGCCCGAACCAGAAGTTTCAACCTGACTGATCTCGAAAACAGTTGCGTTGTACGCACCAGCATCAACTGCCTCAAAACCTGAATTGTCTGCCCCGCTAAGATCAAGTACGGTACTCATTATTATTTAGTCCCTTTCGCTGTTGTATTTGGGGAGTCGTCGCTGTGAATCATATCCCACATCTCGGGGATAGTTGTATTCACTAGCTTGGCTCCAAGTGAATCTGTTCGATCTTTGGCAATTACCTTCTGTGTCTGCTGGAATTGTATTGTCCTATCTATCTCCTCTCCCTGGGTAGTTACATACAGATAACCTACAATGTCGATGAAGCCAGGAACTTCATTCCTAAGCTTCCCCGGCAATGAGGGACTGAATGTAATCTGTCCAGTTTTCTCGTCTCGGTAATCGACCATGAGAGCAGTGAAGATCGTATTCATTTCGAGATCACGATACGCTCGAATGATCCTCCGAATATGCTCGCCTGAAATACCCCACTCACGTTTATCGGGAACATCAGGATCACGGTCAGGACGCTTTAGCAACATCTCGCGCATAACTTCGCGCATGTCGAGTTTCTGTAGCTCAGTAATACTATCGATCACGACAGTCTTATAGTAGCCATTGTTGTCTACTCGTAGAGAATCGTGGATTTCTTTCATGTGCTGTGGAGAACGTACTTGGATCACGTCGATACCTGTACGTTTCCTGAGCGTGACTGTTCCACCCTCAACGTCGAGAACAAGTACCGGAGAAGTCATTTCATGGTCTTGGGCTGTACCAGCTAGGTACGTCTTACCTGCACCTGGATGACCATAGATTAGGAGGTTAAGATAATTCAATGCATCCGGGGGTTTAACTTGGTCAGCCAATGGCCCTTTGCTTGTAGCCATTACGCTGCTCTTGCAAGTTCAGCAACTTCCTCGACTTGAGATCGAAGCCATGCTAGAGGAGAATCATCCTTGATTTCGAGAACAGGAGTAGCTGGTACTAGAAAGAATGGATTTGTTGTAGCAGAGGAATTAATATCATATGTAACAGACAGAGGTTCACCATGCGAACCACTCATTGTGTATCCAGTAAAATATTGAAAATCTCCATAGGCCACTATTCATCATCCCCATTCCTACCACCGACAGTGATAAGCTGCTTGGTCGTAGGCATACGCTCAAGGAATTTCTCCATGAGTCCGTTTAGGGAGTCAAACTGCTGGTCGAATTGATCTTGCCTGAACTTAGTCTGCTTTTCAAACTGCTCACGCTCAGACTTCAAGTTCTCCTCTCGCACAGCAAGTGTAGCCTCACGTCCGGCAGCTTTGATTTCAAAATCTCCGCGCTTCCGTTGGAGTCCTACCATGTGATCGACTTCACGCTTCTCACGATCCCACTTCTCTTGCTCACGATCAAACTCAATCTGCTTATCGGTTAGATCACGCTTCAGCTTAGAAAGCTCTGTTTCTAGCTTGATTGCTTTAGAAACGCCAGCCCTATCACCCTTAAGCTCTGCAACCTGAGTTTTCAATTCTGAAAGCTGATCCATAAGTTCATCAAAACGCTCACTCATAGGATTAACCGTACCGAACAATCCCATTAGTTTTCTCCCGTAACATCTTTGACTTCCCATGAAGAGAAGTATTTGTCGAGGACTTCAGTGACGTTATGCTTCTGTGTATAAGCTTCGCTCGATGCAATCTGCTCCCCGTTGTCACCAACGAGACGGAAATAGTAGCGAGTTTTGAATCGAACTGCCCTAACAAGCAATTGCCTTTTAACCTTAAAAACTTCTGCCTGCATGTGACCACCTTTCCCTATGTAGTCCTACAAGTTTAGATCCTTCTACACAATGTTTCTTAGCAACTGCATTGCAGAGAGGACAAGTTACCGACCAGACGCAATGTTCTGGATTCGGGCAACAACCACACCATTGACAGTCGAATACCTCCTCGGGTGCGTCCCATTCGCATTCTGGATTCGGACAGTAGCCATTATCCAGCTTCGATCCACAAACACATTCTCCGCTAGGCGCTGACATCAGAGCCACAAGCCTCTTTACTTCTGGCTCCGCAACTAGAGCATCAATAAAATCGTCAGGTAGTTCCTTCATATCAGTCATAGATGTCGTTGTAATAAATTTCTTCCATCTTCTCTATCATTGCTTCGGCTCCGAGACTTCGCAACTCATCAAGAAGTTCCTGTCTACCTTCCCACTTTGCCTTATTGACCTCATCTTGATAGTTAGGGATGTCGAACTCTATGTGGTTTATAGAAAAGGCTAGATTCTCTACTCTCGACCATCCATGCGTTCCGTAAGCAGGAAGAGAAAACTGTTCAGCAGTATAACTCTCTTCCATCTGGTCTTCTTCCATATCCCGCCAGATAAATCTGACAGTGATAGGTCTAATTGTCGCTGTCATCTTCCATATTCGCTTTCATAGAGCCAGCAAAGAATGCTCCCGTAACAGCAAAGGCTTCATTCCAAGTACCTCCGTCACGAAGAACAGCACGAAATACAGTAAGTCCGATCTTCGCCATAGCTGTTATAGACTCTTGAAAGGAATTGTCAAAATCAAAATCTTCATTTTCCGGTTCATCATTCATATGTCTCTCCTGTCATGTGACTTCCTTATACCCTTCGCGTGCCCACTTTGCTACTTCTTCCCGAGAATTGCCAAGTTCCTCCAAACCCTCCAAACCCTCAGCAACAATCCTCAGACGAAGCATGAGAAACTCACGGTCTGCCCATAGTTGGCGCACTATCTGCATATCTTCTAGATCGTCCATCGATGCACAAATCTTGAGAACCTCACTAGCTACTCTATCGCTATGCCAACCTTTGAGATAGGATTCAACGGTCACGATTGATCTCGTATCCTTGGGCGAGCATTTCCTCCCAATCCGATCCATCGTCCTTCGATAGACATGGAGCGCGGAATGCACACTTGGTACAAGTGAACGATCCCGATGGGTGCTTATAGATATTCACGTTGGGATCTACCATCTCTTTTGCGACCATAACTAGTTCATCATAAGCAACCTTGATCTGATGGGAGTTGCGAACTGCACGGTCACGCTGAATGAATACTTTATCCCCTTCCTCTAGAAGCCACTCGTAATAACCTTGAGCCTTCAAGTCGTTGTGGAACCAATCGATCAGCCCCTCATTCTTCACACAGTCAACAAACATCGCCGCTGTAGTAGTTTCGTCCGCACGATTGACTGAGGGGAATCCTCTCGTTGTCATCGTTGGAGGCTTTGGATATCCCTTCTTAAGCGCAGTATACAAAACATCTTGGATCGTTGTCCAAGGCAAACCATGTTCTTCCGCTTCTTTGCACGAAGCCACAATGTAGGTCGTGCATTGAGGATCATTCTCAAGCTTCAAGAAGTAGTTCTCATCGATAAGTCTTGCAGTCTTGTAATCGTGAATACCAAACTGTGTCCGAGGATCTTTTCTGTCGGGATAATAGAGGATGGCATCGCGTTTCCCTCTAAGATGTACCTCTAGCTTCTTACCAAAGTTCGGTGAGTTAGTCCTGATATCTATAGCTTCAAATCCGAGAGATACAGAGAAGTTTGACTCTGCTGCTATAACTTCAAAGTCATCTTCCCTTGCAGCATAGTCCTTGTAAAACTCCATCATGCCTATACCCACGTCCCTATATCCTAGCCATTCGTCCTCATCGGGTGAGGGCAAGAGATCCCTAAGACCTCTAACCTGCCAACCTGAATCAGTAGCAACGGGGTCAAGATCATAAGACTGCTCTAGCTGTAGATGTTCGTCCTCTCCAACAGGGATAAACCCACCTTCCCATTGCATAG